TTAACAATTTTCATCAGATCTTGCATGTTAACGCGACCTGCTTTAGATTTGGCTTTTGCCATCTGTTCTCCTGTGAATATGGGCGGCAGACTTTTTACCGGTCTGCCAGCGGCTGTTTTTGTTACTCTGCGGTATCTGCAGAGTCAGCGGTGTCAACCGCCGTGTCTTCATCCTTATCTCCGCAAGCCACCAATAGGGTCACGGCAAGGACTGGTAGAACGAGTCTCATCTTCTCTCCTTAAAATAGCGGCAGACTTTGACCGGTCTGCCAGCGGTTTCCACATACTAGACTATTTACTTACTACTCATAAGTTCATCAAACGCTTTGTCGACATCGCTAGTGCTACTACTCTTTCCATACGCTGTAGTTTCACTGGAGTGGGATTCTGCAGATGATGGGTTTATAAGTTGTTCATCGAGAATCGCGTCGATTTGTTCGGGGGTCTTGCGCTCGAAAAGAGAGGCAAAATCTGGCATGCGATCAAGTAGGGCAGGGATCGCTTCCGGGTCTTCAAGCAAAGAAGATGTATTTCGCCTCATCTTCATGCTAGTCTGTGGGTAGGCACCAGGAGCCGTAGGCTTGGTGTAGGTGAGGGTAATATCTGTACCTTCTTTCGCGTCGGTGACATCACCGTATTCAGGGTCAAGAATATAGCCAAGAAGCAACTCGTAAGCCTTCTTGCCGTAGCCATACACTTTCACACCCTCTTCTTCTCGGCCGCGGACAACTACTGGCGAGAAGTAGCGTGCTCGGACGAACAATGACTTTGCAAGATTCTTAGAATCAGTGTCATTGGTTTCTGTGCCTTCCTTCCAAACTGCGGAAGCAAAGTCACAGATAGGGCAGCGTTCACCGAAGTTGCGCTTCGGACATACGATACCGCCCTTGTGCTGTCCCACATTGTAGTGGAAATACATTTCTTTAAGTGGATCGCCATCGCTGGTTGGCACGATCCGGATATCTTGGTCTCCTTCATCTGGTTTGAAAAAGACAGAATCTGCGTTATTCTTAGAGCCCTCACCACGAAGTGTGGCGAGCTTTTTACGCATTAGGTCCATATTGATTGACATTAGTTTTCTCCTGTTGTTGTAAAGTATATCGAGCTTTCCTCGATATCTAATGTATCACTCTTGCTCTAGCTTGTCAAGAGTATTATTGTTTTTTTGTGTCGCATTTGTATGGGCCACGACAAACCCAAAATCTGATAGCTGTGTTTCATAAATCGAATAGGAGATTTTTCGAAAAGCATTCCGTGGTTTGCTTTTAAGAATATCAACTAGCTTTTTATGAAGACCAACTTCCCCCTCAAGTCTTTCTGAATTTATACACATATAATAACACAGTTCTCGTTCCATGTCAAGGTCATAAAGCCACATTTCATCTAATTTATTCATGCTAAGCATGCCGATCGATCGTATGCGGCTAATATCGCTAGGCTTTGACATGTTACCAATGTGTGGCTCTGTATGTTCGAAATAATTAAGGTAATGAACCGAAGAATAAATTGTTTCATTCAAGGTATCATAGTAGGTCTTCAAGTTGATTGAGGAGTGTATCTTCTCAATGCTCTCATTGGAAAAAATTGTAAAAGTTCGGAGCTTTCCGGAACGTGCGTATTCCTGCAAAACACCGAAGACTGCATTTTCAACCAGAAGGGGGACACCAGTTAACAGTTCGGTGTCAGGTTTGATGTAAAATACATCGATTTCCTTGTCTTGAACTTGTTCCAGTATTCCAAGACTGTAAATAGAGCTTAAAGACGCTCCGGTAATAAACACTTGGATACGATCATGCATGTCAGTGAAAAAACTGGTTAAATCTGGTATGTTTTGCTCGTATTCTTCTGGATTTTCAAACTTATTTAGTTTGTACTCACGCTTGGTGTTCTTCTCCACTTTATCGTTGAGGAGGTATACATCGTACTGAGGTACATCGGAAAACTTAGCGGCAATCGCCGAACCAGCGCTGCCAATGCCAACAATAGAAATCATATTTTCAACTCTTCCAGATCAAGGTAGTTTTTACCAGCACTAAGGTTTACCATAAAGTTGTCAAGCTTGTTGTCCGAAAAAACGTCTTTAATGTCTTTTATCATGTCACGTTCATCATCCGAAAGATCGATAACGATCTCATCGTGAATAATATGGGAAATAAAGGTCTTTTTACCAGCCAACATCTTGTTAATCTCGATAGCACGCTCCAAAACCAAATCAGATGTAGTGCTCTGAACAATGTAACTCAATGCGCGGCGTTCGTCAACCTCTATTTCACGACCAAAGATAGTTTTTACCTTTCCATCGATATAATATTTATCTATGACACCTTGGCGATCATATAAATCAGACTTGATTACCTCTGATTCTGGATTATACAACCATCCAAAAAACAAGGCTTTCGCATCAGTGCGTGTGGGGTGCTTGTCATATCCAGATTGACTGAAGACGTTGGCGATGTTCCAAGCATGGATGTCGCCTTCTGGTTGTCGGTGCCCCAAAAGGCTCAAAACGGTCCTAACTTCGGCACCATTATAATCTAAGGAAACAAACCAGTCATTGTGAGGCTTCACAATGCGCCTAAAATCCTTTTTCATCGTCAGCATTGGGAAAGACCCAGGATAAGTGGTTAAACGCCCTGTAACCGTCCCAAAGAGGTTGTAATCAATATGTTTGGAGCCGTTAGCAATCTTTTGGAGCCCTAAACGGTTATTTGTGGACGTAAACATGGGCTTACAGTCAGAAATATCGATATTGAGAGATCTTTCTCGGATGCCGTAGATAAGCTTGTAAGCCTCGTTCAAGAAATCATAGTTTTGAGGCTTCTTCTGAGTTGCGAAAACATACTCCGTGATTTTGTTTTTTATCTCGCAAAAGGCAGACAAAGAATCTTCAGGTATGAGATCGAAGATACAGTGTTGCGACATGTCTATTTTGGCAATCTGGAAAGATTTGAAAAAAGCTTCCATTTTCTTGGTGCTTGCTTTCAGTTCTTTTTCATACTCAGGGGGACATGCATCTTTGAGTGGCTTTCCTTGTGTAAAGAGCCAGCCATATTCAATGTCTTTGTCGGTTATCGAGCCAGAATATTTCCAAGTTCTCTTGAGATTCCCTGGAAAGTCATCAAAATAAAGTTGCCCGTCTTTATATACACCAACGCACTCAGTCTTATCATCAAGTGTTTGAAAGTACATCCTCTTCCTCTTGTTTTCTCACTATATCACGCTTAACCAAATCTGTCAAGGAACCAGATTCATTATATGTGCTTGCGATTATCGTTTCAAATTCCCGAACGGTTGGCATTAGACCTTTAAGTCGGTATAATTGCTTCATTCTTGTCATTATATTGTTTTCTTGCTGTTCTGTCAAGACTGTTTCGTCTTCTGCCATGCGAATTGCCATATATAATTTTAAAACATCCGTCTCACTCATCAAACTTTCCACATCGCTGAAGGAGTATCTAATAGGGTTCACTATCTTTGGTATAGTCGAACCGTCTTGGCAGCGCTCTATTATATTGTATTGTCTTCTTGAGGATGTGTATATTTCTAAAAGAATTGTTGTCATTATTGGCATAAAAGTTCTTTGAGCTTCGGAGTAGCCAACATTTAAAATTGCGTTTGTTGTGTTGTAGCCATACGCGGAAGCATACTGAAGCATGGCTGTTGAGCCTATATCAGCTACTAATCGCCATGGATTGTTTATATCTACTGAGAATCCATAGGATTTGCATGCATTTAAGTAAAATTCCCAATTTGGGCTGTTTTTGAATTCTGCGATCTTCTTTTCATCGTTTGCGCTGTCGGCTGCGGCTATTTCTATCACCAAGCCACTGACAGTCATCGGGCAATACCTACTCTTTATGAACCCCGAATAGGTAAGCGGCACATTCTTAGACATTTTAATGATGATTGGGGTGACTGCAGTGAGGAACTCGTTAAAGTTGGAAAATCTGATATTGTTTTTCAGTATGCTTTTTACAACCGAGTCTTTGATTGTCTTTATATGTGTGTTATACAGTGTTTTTGGGCTCTCATAGGCTTTTTGTACTTCAAGCTTTGACAGGTGTCGGTCAGTGGTGGATATCTGGGCGATTGCTGCTTTTTTATCAAACTGGCTGGATAATTCAACAAATGCGTCTACTACAAACGACACTGCCTGAAGGCTGTGATTGCTCTGGTTGGTGATACTCAAAGATGAAAGTGGCAGTTGAGTGCTTAACTCCATCGGTACGTAATTTGTCTTAACTCGGCCATAGAGGTATTTTTCAGCGAATTCAAAAGAAATAAGATTTTCATAATTTGGATTTATCATCTTAAAATCATAAATTAGAGATTTGTCAAACAAGTTTTTAGCGGTCTCGCCATTTGATTTTTTGTAAAATATAGACATTACTTAGGCCCCGTTGCAACCGTATCTTTCGGCGCAGAACGATCATTGCTGGAAGATTGCAGCTTCTTTTTTAATTTGCATTTTTGAGTTGCGGTCAAATCTGGATTATTCTCAATTTTACTCTTTTCTTTACTGTTGTTATTAATCCGGCGCTCTTTTTCCAATTGGGCTACCCATTTTGCAATTATCTTGGTCTCCCTCACACCAGCAGCAGAGATAGAATGTTCTGACTTGATAATCATGTAATAACCACCAACACCATACTGGCTTATTTCGAACTTGTCAAACTTTTTTGATCCAGTGAATTCTTTGCTATTTGGGGCAAAACCGCGGGGATCAATAAATATGTAAGTCCCAGGAAAAGTATTGGGAGCTAAAAATGTATCTACTGTGGCATCGTAGACCTCTCTAAGTTGCTGGAAACCATCGTATCCTTCCTGTTCGAACCTGACGGTTCTAAGGTTAGGAGATGTCGTTTTTTGCAATTGAATGTTTTTAACAATACCTCTGTCTTTTCCCAAGATGTAGTGATTAATTCCATTACGGCGATCTTTTAATAAATTGCCAGTCATTAAATCTTGTGGCTGAGAGCGTCCAGCATAGAAAATCATGTAATTCATTTCTTGGCTCGGGCTCATTGTGGGGGCATTGTTTCCCCTTGAACCCATAATGTTTAAAATCGGGAAATGTCGTGAGTCTACTTTGTCAATGTTTAGTCTTTGTCCCGTATTGGATAATTGAATCTTTTCGGTAATTTCATCTGTAATATTCTTATTCCCTGTCGCGGGGTTAGCATAGGATGTTACCGCAGAGCTAAAGAATTGTATTCTTTGTCTTTCAGCGCCACCGAAGCATTCGTCATTGTTTAGGAAATTTCTAAGATAATTTTTAATAAACTCGTTAATAAAAGATGACAAAGAATAGGTAAAAAAGTTCTTTGAGAGTAACTTAGATGTCATCCACTCTATAAAGAATTTTACAGAGATTGGAATGTCTCCGATGCTAGCAACCATGGTATTACCTGGGTTATTTTGATCGTGTAGTTCCATGGGCCCAAGCACCACTCTCATTTTTTTAAAGTTTTCGTATGAGCGGTAAATGCGTTTGTTTTCAGAAAAAGCGATATCTTTATCGATAACCTTTCGGCTCAATAGACGACCAACCTCTTCACTATATGCATCTCTTAGCGAAGCATCCATATTTTCCATAATCGAGTCAAGAAGATCGGAAAAGAAGAAAAATGAAATTTGTCGAAATTGTTCGCCGCCGGCTTCCCTTAGCCCAAAGACATCAGATGTACTTTTTCCGTCTGCTGAGGCATCTATGGCTTCATCGACTTCTCTCTTTACTTCAATATTACCGGCAGCGTCTAAGGAGCCAATTTGTAGATTCCTAGTGAGGTCATAACCAGAACCTTGAAGGTTGAATGACAAAAGATCTGTATAAGAGAGTTCAAGGTACCTAATCAGGTTTTTAGTGAAAAGAGGTTTTAATACAGATTGCATGGCTTGAATATGTTTTGCTTTTTCATATTCTTTGTCTTCTTTTAGCTTTTTTACTTCTTCAAATTCACAATTTCTTTCAAGTTTTTTGAGTTCTAACTTTCTTGAATAAATCGAAGGGAAATCCGGCTCTGATTTAATGAACTCTGGTATTGAGAAGATGTTAAACAGTGCATCGTCAAAGAAATCTTCAATATAAGCCAAATAGTTGATTGTAAAGGTTACTCGACCAGACTTGTCGAAGCCGAATTCATGAATGGTCGGTGTTAGGTTGAGAGTAGTATAGGAGTCGTATATTGCTTTTAGGACAGCATCCTTGTTACCCCTTTCTCTGCCGAGAGCTAAATTGGGTGGCACTTGATAACCAACCACGGCTTTAAGCCTGAATTTTAATTTATTGATGTTATCTAATACTACACTTCTCATATTCGGGTTAGAATTGATATTTTGCTCCATCAATTCAGAACCTGTTTTGAGTGCCAAGTCGGCATAGCTGTATTTCTTACCGGTGGATCCACGGGGGCTCAACAATTCGTCAAATGACGTGGCGTGAATTACCAGAGTGGCTTTGATACTCTTCTTCAAGGAAAATGGGTCAGAACCTTCGTAAGAATAATTAAAACTGCTTAAACCAACACCTATGCCACGGGAGCTTTTGTTCTTGAATGCATCCGTTACTTTGGCTCTTGAGTCGGTGATTGGAAATTTTATTTCTATTTCCTCTTCATTGGCTGTGGTTTGATCTACTTTGTATAACCTTACCATAGGCTGTAACTGAGAAAGAATTTCCGATGGTAAATCGAACATCGTTGCAAACTCTTTTGCCTGTGTTAACTTGTTGATGCATGCAAATGCTTGCCCTTCAACCAAAATTGAAGAGTTGGCGTTTACGTTGGTGGGGGAACTGACATATGGTAATCTTTTATTCTCAGGACCGTTGTAATGATCTCTTCTATATTTTACTATGTCGTGTACTTTTGCTTGCAGAAAGCATTGCTCTTGAAATACGGTGCCAAGGGCATTTTCGGTTGGAACTACGGCGCCTAAGCCTTCTTTTGAGGCGGCTTTGAGCCTTTCCTTTCTTGCTTCGTACAGATCATCAATACCGAACAGATCTCTTGTGAATTTATATTTAGAATTTGCTGCGGCCCATTCGCTAAAAGAGGCATATTCCTCGCTAGCCTCTATATAGCCCTTGTTGAGATCCGTAATAGTGGTAATCTCTCTTTGCAGGGATTGGAGTTTTGGTAGTATTTGTTTTAAAAGTTCTCGTGCCTTTGCTCGATCTTCATCTCTACCATCATCATATATAGAGGCTCCGAGCGCTGCTGCTGCAGCGCCTAATTCGCCAAGACTACCATCATCCTCTGGGACACGCCCTTGACCCAGTGCGGCCCGGAGAGCATTCAAGTCATTAGTCAGGGAGGCTGCGGTTCGGCCGGCGCCGGTGGAATCATCCACACCGCGTTGGGCGGTGATGGCATTAAAGTTATCTATAAAACCTAGAGAATCATTGGTAAAAAGCGAATGAACTCCTCTGATGTTTTCTGACGTAAATTGTGATGAGAAGGCCTGAAGGGGGTCTTGTCTCAGTTGAGCGTCAATAATTAGCTCATTGTAATTTTTAACTAAGCCGTTATAGTCGTTGATAAGCGTTTGAGTCGAATTGAACGTATTCTGTACTTTGGTCTTATTTTCTTTAAGCCATTCCAATGTTGGCTCATGATCGATCCCACTACTATTAATAAGATCGTCCATAGAAATCTGGTTACTTCTATCAGTATCAGACATTTTATACTCCTAAGACTTCTAAGATTCTCTCGATATCAAGGGGAATCGTTATGGCATCACCAGGCATCACATCTACCTCTGTTGGTTTACCATTATACCATGCAATGATCCACCAGTAAGCAGAATCACCGTAAAACTGGTGTGCCAGCTTATAATAGTGATCTCCACTGGACCAGATGTAAACTGTTGTTTCAAGGCTCGCACGATCAATCACACTTGGGTGATACAGGATGGGGGTCTCGTAATGTTGTATGTTTTTAAGGCCGTCTCTTCTTTTTCGAAGAAATCGGTAGTATTCGTTTGAATTGTTTAGTATTCTAAAGTTATTGTATCTTTTTGCCATAATGTTTTACTCAGTTAACATGGTCGTTGATGGTTTCCTCGTCTAAAGGACTATCGTTCTCGATGTTGTTAATTTCTTTTTCGACGTGGCTTTGCCCTCTGACAGCAGAGCTTATATAGTCGTAATTGCGTTTTCCTTTGTTTTTTTCATCTTTTGCGAACGCGCGATCATCGACTAGCCTTTTTTGGCCTCGTAAACCATCATAATTTCTTGCCATGGCGTTTGCCCTATCTTGTTCGGTTTGTTCGCGTTTGGATTCCTGGGCTATTAAAAAGTTTTGCCTCTCGTCATAAGTTGCAGCTCGGTCGGCGCGCGGGCCTAGGAGGTCTTGATCGGGGTGGGCCCTGCTAGCGTTGTAAGGGAATTGCGGACTTTGAAATTTTTGCTGCATGCCCTTCTTTTTGTATCCCAGAGGAGTCTCGTGAACCACTGAAAAGGAAATGTCGACTTCGATCATCTTGGGTAAAATTGTATTCTCACTAATCTGAATAACACCCGCTTGAGGATCTTGCAAGTTATGACGGATATTCATGCTTGTTATAAAGCCGAGAATGCCTTGAGAGGGGTCGTTGCTGCTTTTGTATAGGGTGAGTTCGTTATCGGCTTTAAGAGCTGGTGTGCCGGCACTTGGAGTACTGGCTTGAGCCAAGTTCATAACCTTCAAACGAACTGCTGGGCTCTGTGACAAAGTAAGCGCGTTTTTAAGGTCTTTATAGGTAGGATACAGGAACTGAGCCAATTCTTGAACTCTTGAAAGATTCTCATATGCTTCACTTATTGTTTCTGCAGGAATTTTCCATGAAATATCGATTGTTCTTGTCGTATTGCGAAAAGTGTAGATTGGGTCATTACGACCAAACACCTCTTCTGAGTTGTAGTTGGAACTGTAAGTCTCATTAAATGAATTGATGAACGCTTTGAAGAATATATCACGTTCCGAGGGTACATGAAAGAAAGAAATGACACTTTCACCAACATTTGCCAGACCATCAGTGGTTGAGGGGTTGGTGATTGTCTTTTTACCAACGCGCGTCTCAGCAAATCGATTTGAATTAAATTTTCCTAAGTTCGTCGGCTTTTCATTTGACATTGTTTATTTCCTTATTGTTCCGAGGTCGGATATGCACCGGATCCGAACCCTTCTGCTTTCAAGTTATTGTCTACGGCCCTGACAGCCTTGGCGGTGATTTCTTTGCCATCTACATAGACTTTTACGTTGACTTCGGGTGCTGCAACATTGACAGGGGGTGCTTTGCCGGCTATTGCGGCCTTGAAATCAAACTGTTCGGCTGCCCTACCACTAACTAGTTGGTTAACATATCCGAGATTAATTGTTGGAGTCTCATTGATAGATTTCAGCATGCCTTCAACCTCTGTTCGGACTGATTTGATGTTTTCTAATTCGATATCAGCAATGTTTTTAAACAGGGAATTGATTGTCTCTAATCTCTTAACGTTCATTCCATCAATAACCGACGAAAGTGCGTACATTGCAGGAGTCAATAAAATAATTCCGGCGGCGGACGCGGCAATTCCGGAGGCTTGGGTACCAAGTGTGTAAAAGAAATGCGTGAGGGGAGCAATCGTCTTGGGGCTTATCATCCCAAACGCTTCGCCAAACGCTTTGGCGGCGCGGCCTGCAATTTCCATAGTAATCCCAAAAGCAGTAAGTATGATTGCCAATGGTTTAATTGCAGCGATTGCCGCGGGGCCGGTGGCAGCGATACCTTTCATTGAGACAGCCAAGAGTTTTATTGCCCCGATTACAGCAAAAATTGCACCGATCGCATATGGTGCATTATCTCCAACATCTTTAAACGCTCTAACAAGCTCAGCGGCGCCGGAAAATGCGGCGCCTAGACCAAACCCTAACGCGGCTGCAGCAACGGCTTGAAGTGCGAATGCTTTGGCGCCAGCCATGGCACCGATGGCGGCTTTCTTTTGGGCCATACTCATTAAACCAAGCCCTTTAGCCATGCCGACAATCATGCCAACCAATTTGGTTGCTATGAAAATACCAGCGAATATCATGATTGCTTTACCAAGAGTTTTGGTTAAACCTTTGTTCTTCTCAAGCATGACAGCAAATTTTGTTAGTCCATCAATGAGCGGAGTAAAAATGGGTATCAAGCTCATAAGCAGAGTCTTGAATCTTTCTCCAATATCTTGGAAAGCTTTGGTTCTTTCTTGTAGTTTTAAAATCTGAGCGGTGCTTTTTTGCTGAGAGCCGGCTAAATCGTCAAAATTACCGGACATCAACAGTGCTAAATCGTTAACGTCATCGAGACCGGAAGCTTCAGCATAAAATTTACGCTGGTAGTAGGACATATCGTCAAAAGAGAGCCCAGTATTCATGATAGCGTCTCTAATCATCTCGAACCGGCTTGCAGGATCAGTTTCCATAAGCAGATCCATGGCATTGACGAAGTTGCCACCTAATGCTGCGTTCAACATACCAGCTTGTTCGGCGGCTCCTTCAAATGTATCGAACTTCTCTGTTACTCTGAGTAATTTCTCAATTGCTAAGCCTGTCGTCTTGGATGTGATTGCCAAGTCTTTGAATGCTCTCACACCATCGGAACCAAACTTAGCCAAGGACGAGCCGGCGCCGGCAAAGTCAGCAGCCATCTGCTGAGGAGTGACTCCGATTATTGTAGCAAAGTCTGCCAGATCTCTCTGTGTGGCGGTGGCTTGGTCGGCGTTCATACTCATTGCCTTTGTAGCAAGTTGTATACCAGAGGAGAAGTCACCCGCAGCCACACCATTCTTTTCTAATAATGCACCTGTCTCAGCAATTGCGCGCTGGGAGGACTTTGAAAGTTTTGTAAAATCTGTGAATGTTGGCACTAATGCGTTGGTTTGGCTCACCAAGTCGCTAACTGCTACACCAAAGTAAGCCATGGCCTGAGCGTTTTGCGTTATTGCTGCAGAATTTGATCTGGAGAGGCCAGTTTGTTTGGAAATGGCAGCGTTTGCAGAGTCAACACTGAATGTAAAGGCTATCGTCGTGTTGATAAACCCTGATACAATGCCCTTGAGGACACCAAATGCGGCGCCGAATAAACCTGCTTCTTTGACGGTTTTAGCGATACTGTCAATCATTTCAAGGTTTACAAGATTGTGCTGGCCGTATACTGATATTTGTTTTGCTATACTACCAGAAACCGACTTGATGGCGCTTGATTGCGCTTTTTTAGCTGCGGTGTTTTCATCAGTGTTGGCTGTATCTTCTTTTAAGTCATCAATCCTCTTGGCGCGCTTGGCCTGTTCTGCTTCCATGCGAGCTAAAACAGTATCTGATACTTTATTAGAGCGTTTAGCAGCTTGAATTTCGGACTCCCTTCTTTTCTGGAGTGCTTCAAGCTGTTCTATCTCAATTTTGTTTAATTCTTTGGCCTTCTCCGCACTATCACTCTTGGCTTCAATAATCTTTTTCTGCCTTTCGAGAACGTCGTTCATTCTTTGTTGCGCGGCTACTTCTTCATCCAAACCATCAGCCGAAGAGGTACTACCCCCGGCAACTTGATTGATTGCATCCATTAATTGCTTGATAGTTATAGCCATGCGTAAAAGTCCTTACTCTTTAATTAGTTTATATAAAAAAAGACAGGGGTTTAACCCTGTCCATATTTTTTAGCGTATGATGGTGGCGGTGTTGGATTGTTTGTAGACGTTAGAGTTTGCGAACTTTTATTGGAATTACTCGCAGTATCCATTGCCTCTTTTTCCGCCTCAAGTTGCCTTATAAGCCTGTCAACAAACCATTTCCTGAGACCGATCGGAAGATTGTAGGCTTCCGAAAAAGACCAACCTCCTGAGTATTTTAAAAAGAAGAACTGTTCGTAAACGTTCTCCATATACTCAGGCGTCAGGCCAAAAAAAGTCCGCGGATAACGGAACCTCCATGTCTGACTCATAGTCGCATTCTTTGCAGTCAAAGTGCTGAGACATGTCAAGGTTGGGGTTCGTAAGCCTGTACGCTTCTCTAAGATGTCTTGCATCGATAGAAGGAATGTTGTTTACAGTATAATCGATAGCCTCTGCGGTAGAGTTGCCGTTAACTGAAACTAGCATGTTTGTCAACTGTCTGGTAACAGTTCTTTCATACCTATTCTTTGTCTTTCTATCGCTCTCAATACCATCCATGAGGTATTTTTCATCACTTCCGGTTAATAGCCTGAATGTGACTTCAAGTTGTGTTCTCGGCAGTGTTGTACTAAAGGTACCATCCTCGTTCAGAGTGACCTCTAAAGTATTCAGAGAGGTTTCGGTATGACCTATCTCGTTTAAGTCGAAGGTGTGCTCTTGAACCGCAGTACAACTGGGACAAGTAACCTTGGTGTTATAGTCGCTTCCATATGCAGCAATTCGAGTAGCTACAATGATAGCGTTTCTATCACCAACTAAGATAGACGATGGATTAACGCGCTTATCAACGATTAAGCTGTCAATCACTCTTTCTAAGGCAACACCTTTCTTAAGCAAACTGCGTGAGGTAAGCATATCTTCCTCTTTAGCAGTCATCTGTTTAATCTCTATGGTATCACAACCGTAGAGGGGGTGGTTCTGGGGGTAGTATTTACCACCAGAAGGTAATGCAACAAATTCTGTAGGGATTACAAAGGAGAAATCTCCTGTTCCCACTTGTTGTGAAGTTAAATTTGGAGACCCGTTATCTTGTTGCATGGGCGGGCCCCCAATACGATCACTGTTTCTAGACAATATACACCTCTTTTTTCTAGATATGTCTTATTATATCACGACTGGAAGAAAGTTGTACCCTCGGAACCAGCAGTAGCTCTAGAAACTCCGTCAAGAGTCTCCACGCGAGCCCAATCATAGCGTAATTCGAGTGTCATTTCTACCAAGTCATCAGTTCCATATGCCAAATCGCCATACTTCACAGATGTGATGAAACCATTCCAAAGAGTCCACTTTTCAATCTCAGCACCGTCGCCATCAATTTGAGAGATGTAAACAGTACCAAGAGCACCAGCAGCCTTAGACTTCGACATAGTGCCGAGAGAGTTGGGGTTGGATGGTGGGTTGTAGCCGGATAAGTTAATGATATCAGAAAGAGTTGCAGTCATATCTGGATCACGAGGATCAACCAAAGTTAAGGAAATGGGATCCCAGCTAACGGCTCCTGGGTAGTAGAACTTGTGGTTCAAGTATTGGTGTTCGGCAGTCTCGATAGTGAAGGAAGGCTTGTTAACAGTCTTTGCGTACCAGAGAAGGGAACCTCCTTGGGGCGCACTGATTCCAGTGAACTCTACCTTAAATCGAAATTGTCTTTTTGGATCTTTGAGGGCATTTCCCTCACCGAAATTGTCTGACCAGAATGGCATCTTTTAGAACTCCTTGTTATATTTTTAAATAGTGTGTTAGTTTGTTTTAGTCATCAAATGATGCACCAGTAGATGCGATTACGAAGTCAATTGCAATGAATTCGATTGATCTAGCAGGCTTAACCATAATCTTGGCGTAAAGAATGTTCTGATCGACAAGATCTGGCGTTGTTGTACTCTCGTCAAGAATCAATCGGTAATCAGCGATACCGAAGTTGCTCTTAACGTTAGCGAGGAAGGGCTCAACAAGTCCCTTGAAGCGGTTCCAGGTTGTTTGAACGTTTTGTTCGAACAAGATGCTGGAAGAGATAATCGAGATTTGCTTCTTAAGGTAGATAACCAATCTGCGTACGTTGATTCGATCAAGTGCGGAGGAGGTTTCCTGAAGAGTCTTCTGACCGAAGACCACAATCCCAGTACTTGGGAAGGAAGCAATTGGGTTAATACCCGCATCGTAAAGTGTATCTCTTTCCTTAGATGTAAGTTTCTCGGTCACGTTTGTGACTGGGATACCGGCAGCACCGTCAGAGAGACCACCGCGGTTGAAACCAGCAGGTGCGAACCAGAGTTGAGACTTACGCTCAGAAGAGGCAAGAACACCCATCATGGCGACTGTAGGTGGAACCCAAACCAACTGGCTTGTGTTATCATCGCGAGTCTGGACCCATGGGTAGAAGGTGGCGCCGTAAGAGGAGTCAATCTTTCTATCGCTAAGGGCAGTAGCTGCAGCTTGTGGGGTGGTTGCAACACGGTTTGATTTGTCAGAGTAGTAAATCTCGTGTGAGGGGAGGTACACATCTGGCAGGTCAATAAGGGCCATTGCATCAGCGCGGCTTTCACAAACATCAATCATGTGTTCTGTGAGAGTGTCTTGAGTCACACCGGGAGCAGCTAAGAGGTTCATGTCGACTTGTTCTGGATCTGCAACCGAATCGATTGCTCTCTTCAGAGAGTAGAAGATCGAGTTGTTTTCGTTGTTCGAAGTAGCGGTCATACCCTTGTTGTATAACGGATCGGGAAGCTTGATATCGAATCCATCGAATCCACCCCAGAAAGGAGCGGTGAAGCTGTCGTAGCCCAAGTCGAGAAGTGTCTTGTATGTTCCACCTGCAGTCACCGAGGTGCTGTCGTTTCTTGAACCAGAGCGATAGAATACTACAGCAGATGTTGAACTTGGACGAACAACATCGTCAAGAGTCATGACATATCCAAACCCGTCAATACCTGACGAAGCCGAGACAGTTGGGTCGTAGTTGTCACCAACGCCATTCTCAAGAAGACGGTTAACCATCTTTACACTCTGATCGAATCTGTTTGTACCAGCAGTTCTAGCGGTAGAGATACCGAAGGATGCTTTTGTGATATCAGACAGACCACCATCAGAGGAGGACAGTCTCAAACGAATATCTGGGTATCTTACTGCAATTTGGCGGTTACCACCACCGGTGTCTAAAGTGAAAGTACTTGCAGAAAGTGCCTGGGGGAATCTTCCGTCCATGCCACTGCTGGTAAGTATAAGATATTTACCATCCACTGTACCGTCAGTTGCAGAGGCACCGTCGCAGTTAACATTAATTGCTGGAATGTCACTTAATTTGGGAGGTCCGTAGTAACCGAATGGAAGAAGAAGGGCGTCAGTGGCGCCGGCTTCAACATCGGAGTTCATTTCAACGTAAACAAACTTAGAGTTGTTGGGGTACTCACCATATTCTTTGATTCTTCTTTCAGTAGCACTGAACTTCTTAAATTTGTCACCAATCTTGCGAGCAAGGAAGTTGGGCGACGAAGGATCAAGAGTACAGTTGTCGAATCTTTCAATTACTTGAATAGCGTTGTCAGAATCGGACATTGCTCTGATAACTACAGAGAACGTACCATAGTCAGTTGCACTGTTGTTAGACTGACGGATAGAAGTAATCATAACCTTGGCGTTCTTGTTTAACCACTCACCATGGCCGCGGCCGCGAAGACGGAAGAGTTTTTGTGCTTTGTCTTCAGGCTGGAAGTCGCCGGCGGCGCCTAAGTCTTGGCCTACGAACCATCCTGCAGTTGCTTCTCGGGACGCAGTGCCTTTCATGTCAGCTAAAGTGCTTGAAGTCGAGCCGCTGTTCGCGATGACTCCAATGAAACCAAGCAGTTGTTGACTGAAGTTGTTAGAAACTGTGTCGCGGGTTTCTTGGTCGTATGTTTCACCAAGCCAGTAATTTTTAATGGAAGCCGATGGGTAAAACTCGTTGACACCTGTAGTAAGTTGTGGGTTTGTACTCAGAACCTTACGGATGTAGTTTTGGGAGTTGTCATTAAGACTAACATTGAAACTACCGGTCGCGGCTTTAGAACCAATGACAAGCGTGAAGTTACCGGTGGAATCGGACTCAACCAAGGTACCAGCGGCGTGTGTAGCAGTGGTAGGGTTAGTTGGAACTGCGGCTGCACCAACGCTACCGGATGTTGCGTAAGCGCCTTGCAACTTAACAGAACCGCTGTCGCAGTAAATAATTGCTGCCAACGATGCCGTTGGTGGTGTGCGGTCGGCTGTGGTGTAACTGCCCTCAGTGAGAATGTTTACCATAGAAGACGAGGGGACGATGAAAAGACCGTATGCTCCACCTTCAAGAGTTTGAGACAAGCTTTGGTCGGTCTTCCAACCTGCTTTGGCAGCGTCTGTGCCATCATTGTTTGTATCTTGGTGTCCCAATACTCGGACATAGGTTAATGGGGCAACATTAGAGCGCAAGAACGCCTTAGCTGCGTAGATACCATACATTGGGGATTGGTAGTTACCATCGCGGTATACATCACCGCTGCCGCCACCGGCTACTGTGTCACCGAAGTTCTGCACGAATTCAGAGTAGGAGCTGACTTTAACTGGCTCCATGGCGATGCCGCGAGGGGCGCGTCCGACCACTACTGGGCCAATAGCATCTGCTGATTTTGGTACGAAGGAGTTATCAATTTCATTGATGAAGACTCCTGGTGAAACAAATTTAAAATTCTTAACTGACATTGTTGTACTTCCTTTTAGGTATAAATTTGTCTTAAAGACTTGTTTATCATTATTTAAATAGTATTTCTATCCTCAAAAGGATGAAGAGAAATGATAAAATGCGGTTGAGTTCCTGATTTAGTCTTCAAAAAAGGAAGGGTTACCAGGAACTGCGGCTTGTTCCCTAGGATAAGTCACAACTACAAAGTTTTCATCCATCCTCACAAGTTGACGATCATCATTTTCACCTTCGCCGATTAAGTAGCCTAAAACACGTATCGTGATGTCAGTAGAATACATTCTATTGTCTTCATTTAACTCGGCGGCATTGTTGTTGTGCGTGAAGTCCTGTTCTATGAATGCTTCGTATATGTGGCCGTTTCTTCTCATCAAGAAGGAGTTGATTTGGCCCGTTCTAGTCATAAACGGTTGCATCAGGGAGTTCATTTGCTGTTGATACTCGGTTCTGATTGAGATCTTGTAATCCAAGTTTACATATACGGGTATTGGTATGGATAAAGTCTGGATCACAACCTGATGATTTATCCTAGGGTAGTGCTTTTGAAGTACTTCTGTGGTGAAGGAGCGTGTGCCGGTGGCAACAGCAAAATTTCGTGTCTTATCTTGCTTGACCCTCTTCGCTATAACAAGGCGGCCGGTGCGGCCGTCTTTCTTATCTGAGAATACCTGTGCTTGAAAGCCACCCTTTCGTGAGGGATCTTTCACAATCCCGGTCCTTTCAACACTGATAGTGGGTAAGATTATGGCGCCATCAGCGTCTCTTAACGACTGATCTTCTTTAACCTGGAATGATCTTTCTGGTGTTTGCCAAAATATAGGCACCCGAGTAAAGCCTGCATTTGTTTTTGCACTAAGATTCAAATCTTCTTTTAACCAAGACATGATAGAATAGTCAATTGACTCAATAGTAGAAGAGAGCATACCCACTTCCTGAAGTGAAAAGTTATTCTGAGTGGGTGGTAACTGTGCGAAGTCAAAATCATCAGGTAGCATCGAATTGTCCTCTTCTTGCGCGCTTGCATGTCGCATTAATCTCAAAAGTTTCGTCGACTTGGCCGAAAAGTTTGCGTGGCTTGGATAATTTAACTATCTCGTAATAAACTTTACCATACAAAATAAAATCACCTTGCCTTACAAACACATCCTGATCTTCTGTTAGCCTTCTCTTGTGGAAATAGACGTTGATAATGGAGTCCGAGTCAGTTCCAACACCTGAAAGGTATGAAGTAGTCTCTTCCTCAACGTTAACAAGCGCATAAACACGGATGGGGGGTAAATAAGTCTTCTCTACGGCCTCTCCATACATGTCATGGAAGTCAGTCCTCTCCATATCGATAGGATAATAAAGGATTTGTTGGCCTATTACCTTCTCAATAAGCTCATCATTGATTTGCTTAACTAAGTCTCTTTCTTTCTTACCTAAAAACAGCGGTGGTGGCGGTGTTTCTGGTCTTTCCCATTCGTCTGACATTTAAATCACCCCACAAAAATTGGTAACGGAGAGTTCTTGAATATATTCTGAGTAGCGTCGGCAGTTTCCGAATCGTATTTGACAAGCTCTTTGTATTCGACTTCCTTCAACATCTCCATTAACTTATCTTTTAATTGTTGTTGTTCGTCTTTAGCTTGTGATAACAGTTCACTATGATTAAGTGTAACACTTTCGCCAGGAATTGGCAATGTCGTAAATTTACCGCGGATTTGACCCAACATCTCTTTGCAGAGTGCCAAACCATACTTGCGGATCCACTGCTTGCCAATTGCATTGATGTTTTCGTAGGGTATGTTATCGAATGGTAGAGTATTGATGTTGTTTACGCCGTCTACACCGTCATCATATCCCTCATTAGAGGTAAAAACGTCCTGATCGTCAACATAAAACCTAAACCACATTCTGTCAATGGTGTTGAATCCATATTCACCAGGATAAGGGTAAAGTCTCAACTTATTATCAATAATCTCGTATGAATAGTGCGAAGATCTGGTATACAGTGAATCTTCATACATTATAGCTTGTAATTTGTTTTGCCATGTTGGAATGATCTCAAATGTAGAGTCATCGGCAAACTGTCCGTATGTCGAAGAGTTGCCAACCACATTGATGCCACCATAGTACCCGAAGAATCTCCACATTGCTCGTGGAGTCTTGTAAAAAACCTTATTTACTATGATTCTCTTGTTACCAACCTTACCGCTAAATGGTACTGCATTTCCAAATTCATCTTCGCCCGAAGCGCTAGCGGCTTCAATGATGCTTTGAAGATCATAATCTTGTTTTCCATCAATAGCTTTAAACGACGCAGAGTATTGTGCTTGTGTGCCCCCGTAACCGCCCATAGAAGCCATTGTGTCGCCGATGCGCTTAGCTTGCTGGACCTGAACTCTAGGGAACTTAAGATTGGCGTTAGCGGTGCCTCCAGTCATGTCTCCGTGGTGATCGAATGTACCTGTAACGTTGCCAAGTGCATTCGAAAGAATGTTTTTACCCTGATGTAAGTTAACAATGTAAGAATATTCTAAGACTGCTTCTTCATAAGCTGCATAAACGTTTGATGGGGTAAGTTCGATGTCTACAACATCGCCACCCAGTTTCTTATATGTATAAGCTACTTGCTCCGAAGCGCCGCTAAGAAAGGCTGCCGATGAGGTATACATTCCGAAAGGCACCGCTGCGGCGACTTCTGTTGTGGAGCCAG